CGCTATTCGTATCTTCGCTGCCTGCTCCGGGTTGAACGCGCCGGGGAACCTGACCATCATTTCCGGTGGCACCGCGGTGAGTTCGGTGGATGCCGGTGCGAGGGTGTGGGTGTCGGGGCGGCAAACCACACCTGGTTCCGGTTCGACGGCGGTGGGTTGGACGGCGACCACCGCGTCGCGGGCGATGGTCGGTGTCGCTGTTGCTGAGGTTGCGGGTGCGGCACCCGGTCGCCCGGTCCGGCGTCGGCGTTCGAGTTGGCCTATTTCGTTAGGAGCATGATGCGCATTTACTCGGTCGTGTTCTCAGCGCAAACGGTCGCCACCGCATCCGGTGACTATGAGCTGTTCGAGTTGGACCCCGCCGACGACAAGCAGATCGAGGTTTACGCGCTGAACTTGGCGACCACCACGGAGGTGGCGGAGGCGCAGGAGGAATGGGTCAACCTGCTGGTTGTCAGGGGTCACGCCACGGACGGGACCGGTGGGACGTCGACGACACCCCGCCCGTTGAACGCAGGTGACGCCGCGGCGACGTTCACCGCTGATGTGCTCCGCACCGCGATCGCTTCCACCGGCACCCCGGTCAACTTGCACGCTGACGGGTTCAACGTGCGCGCCGGGTACGCGTGGGGTCCGGTGCCGGAGGGGTACGGGTGGCAATGCAAGGAAGCCGATGGGCTTCTGGTGATCCGTATGACTACGACGTTCGCTGATGATGTGACCATGTCCGGGACGGCGTATGTCCGTGAACTCTGATGCGTTGGTGGCGGCCGTCTGAGCTCAGGTTCACTCCTGCCCGTCGCCGCCGTCTGGTCCCCGGGGCGCCGGCGGCGGGCACCGTTTCCCTTGCCGGTCACGGTGACACCGCTTCGGCTGGTTCCGGTGCGCTGAGCTCCGCTGCCCGTGTGGTGGCGCACGGTGACGCGGCGAACGCCGGGACTGGTGTTCTGGTTTCCGCTGCTCGCCTGGTGGGTCATGGTGACACCGCAGCCGCGGGCACCGGGGTGGCGTCGGTTAAGGCCCCGTTGGCGGCTCACGGTGACACCGCCGCGGCGGGCACCGGTGCCGCCACTGTCACCTCGTCGCTGGCCGCGCACGGCGACACGGCGACGGCGGGGTCCGCTGACTTGACCTCGACCCCACCGGGTGCGGTGTCGTTGAGTGGCCACGGTGACACCGCCAACGCGGGCACCGGTGCGGTGACGGTCACCTCGAGCTTCGCCGCGCATGGCGACACGGCGAACGCCGGTTCAGGGGTTCTAACAGTCCGGGTGTCAGTTACCGCTCACGGTGACACTGCCTCGGCTGGTTCCGCTGATCTGACGTCGACCCCACCGGGCGCGGTGTCACTGGCCGGGCACGGTGACACTGCCAACAGTGGCACCGGGGCGCTGACGGTCAAGGTGTCGGTCGCCGCGCACGGCGACACCGCGAGCGCTGCCAGTGGCGTTCTAAGCGCCGGTGTGGTGTTGACGGGTCACGGTGACACCGCGAACACCGGATCGGCTTTAGCGGCCGTTTCTGTGGCTCTCACGGGACATGGTGACACTGCCGCCTCCGGGTCTGTCACGTTGACACCGTTGTCGTTCCCGCCGGCCCGGATCGAAGGCGCCACCACGCTACGGGTGATCGAGGGTGACGCTGTCGCGGCATGGGCTGCCGGGTTGGCGGTGCTCGACCTCATCGAGGGTGGGTCGCTGGTTGGGGTGTCGGGTGGTGCAGGGTCGATCAACCGGACGGAGGGTGAGCAGGGATGAGACTCAACGCCCTGGCTGGAACCGGACCGCTCACCGCCACCAAGATCTATCAGCCGAACGGCACCCAGGACGACGCCGGGGATGTCACCGTGTCGGTGCTCGACCCGAACGCGGTTGTCGCCTCGTCCGGTGCCGCGACGAAGACCGGGGCCGGCGCCACCACCGCTTACAGCTTCGTGCTGTCGTTGCCGGTGCTGGCCACCCCGACCTCGCACCGGGTCACCTGGACGAGGGCGACGGGTGGGATCATCCCGGTGGTGGACACGCTCGAGGTGTCGGAGAACGGTCTGTTCACCGAGGACGATGCCCGTAACTACACCATCGGCGGGGCACAGAAGCCGCTCGGTGGCGACGATGGCCCTACCGACTACCCGGACCAGGTGATTGCTGCTGCTCGTCTCGCCATCGGTGAGATGTTCGAAGACCGCACCGGGCGATCCTGGTATGCCCGCTACTGCCGCCGCGAAATCTCCCCCATCCATGCCACCAAGTATGTGCGTTTGGTGGGGCCGTGTCGCCGCGCCGACGGGTACCGGGTAGCCGGACCCGGCGCCGCCCAAGACCTCATCCGTATTCTGAGTTGCAAGATCAACGGCGACGTTGTCCCATCCGATGAGTTGTATTGGGATGAGGGTGGGGTGTTCTGGTCCGGTGGGTACTTCCCCGCCGGGTCGGGTACCGCCCCGTTCCCGGTGGTGCTCGAGTACGTGTACGGCATGGACCCGGTGCCGTGGGAGGCCAGGGACATGGCGTTGCGGATGCTCCTCGCCAACCTGGTGCCTTCCGACATCTCTGGTTACGCGACGTCGCTGTCGAACGAGGACGGCACCTTCCGCCTGACGACGTTCCCGCGGCACGTCGAGGAGTGGTTGCGGTTCCACCGCCCCGCCGGGGTCGCGTAGATGTCTGATTGGACTGCACCGGCGTTCATCGACCTGTTGCAAACAAGGCTCCTGGCCCGTGCCACGTTGACGGCGATGGACCCGCCGGTCGCGGTGTTCACCTACGACCCGAACCCGGATGACACGGTCACCGACCGCCTCGTGATCGGTTACCGGGTCGCCGATGAGAACGAACCTGCCGCGTTGGGGCAGGGGCGGTACGAGGAAACGGTGACGGTCAACTGCGAGATCATGGTGGTGCGTGCCGGCGCCGGTGACGTGAAGGCCGCCGCTGCCCGCACCCGTGCCGCTGACATTCTCGGTGAGCTCGACAACGAGTTGCGCACCGACCCGTTGCCGCAGGTGGGCGACCAGACGACGCACGCCCAGATCGCGAAGCGGGAGATGATGCAGTTCCCGTCCACCTACGGCACCGCGGGTGCAGGGGTGCGGGTGTGTGTGATCCGCCTTGATGTTGTGTACACGGCGCGGACGTCGCCGGCCAGCACCTAGTGCGCGAAGCGGCCCACCAGTGATGGTGGGCCGTTCACCCCTCATGCCGTTGAGGCGTTCTTCGTGCGTCATACGCAAACCGGCGGACCCCCACGATAGGAGTTCTCATGTTGCTTGTCTACCCCGGGCCTGGCGACGGCGTAGACGTACCCGGCGTCGGCGTGACCGCCGTCGCGGGTGAACCCGTCGAGATCCCCGACCCGGATGTGGCGAAATCGTTACTGGCGCAGGGTTGGTTGAAGGCTGAGAAGCCCACGAAGGCGAAGAAGGAGACATAATGGCTATCCCGTCGGGCATCTCGGCGCAACTGGGGATCAAGACGGAAACCACCGCCGGCACCGGTGTGGTGGTTGACCGGTTCTACGAGTTCAACAACGAGTCGATGATGTTCAACATCGAACGCCTCGAGTCCGCGGGGTTGCGGGGCGGGAACCCGGTGCTGCCGTCAACCATGTGGACTCCCGGCGGCCAGTCGGTGTCCGGTGACGTCAGCCTGGAGCTCCACCAGAAGTCGTTCGGCCTCTGGTTCCAGCACATGTTCGGGACGGTGGCGACCACCACCCCCGGTGGCGGCACCCTCTCCCGGGACCACACGTTCACCCCCGGTGACCTCCCCGTCAGCTTCACCATGCAGATCGGGAAGCCCGACTCCCTTGGTGTGGTGCACCCGTTCACGTTCACTGGTTGCCGGGTCGCCACCTGGGAGCTGGCGAACACGGTCGGTGAGATCGGGATGCTCAACCTCAGCATCGTCGGCATGTCGTCCACGACCGCGACCGGGCTCGCCACCGCCACGTACCCGACCGCGGACGCCCTGCTGGTGTTCCGGCAGGCCACGTTGAACGTGGCGGGCGCACCGATCGACGTTCGCGGTATGACCATCTCGGGCGACAACGGGTTGAACCCTGACCGCCCGGTGCTTGGTTCGGCTGTCCCGAAGGTGGCGACCGAGGCGACGATGAAGAACTACACCGGCACCATCGACGCGTACTTTTCGGGGCTCACCGCGTACACCCGGTTCGTGAACGGCACCGAAGCTGCCCTGGTCGCCCTGTGGACCGGGTCGATCATTGAGGCGGCGATCGCTTTCAAGATCCAGTTGACGTGCAATGTGCGGTTCGACGGTGACACCCCGACCGTGTCCGGGCCTGAGGAGGTTGGGCAGCCGTTGCCGTTCAAGGCTGTGCGTACCGGTGCCGGCACCGGCACCGCCATAACAGCTGTCGTAACCAACACCGATACGGCCCCCTAGCCGTGAACATGATCAGGGTCCGGGTCGATGGCCTGGACGAGTTCAAGGCGGCCATGTCCCGGGCCGACCTCGAGGACCGGATCAAGGACGTCAACTATGAGGTGTCCCGGTACGTGGCCGGCCGGGCGGGGATCCGCCGGGCCGCCTTGTCGATGCGATACCCCTCCTATGGGCATGTCACATTGAAAGCGGAGCGCCTGCTCTCCGGTGCCGCCGTGGTTGTCGGACCTGTTGGGCAGGCGTACGCGGCGGAGTACGGCACCCATGTGCACCCGGTGTACGGGCGCCGCACCCCCGCAGCTTCGATGCAGCGGAGGGTGTGGCCGTCGCATTCCACTGACGGGCAGATGGTGTGGCCCGTCATCAAATCCGACGATCGACAGATCGTCGAACTTTACGACAAGGCGCTGGCCGCCGAGTTGCGGCCGGGGTTCCCTGACTGAGAAAGGTGGAGATTCACCGTGAGACGTTTGTTAGTGGCGTTGGGAATCGTGGTCGCGGTTAGCGGTGTCGGTGTTGCTGTAGCCCACACCGGGCATGGCAACTATGAGC